TTCGCTATTGAAGGCATCTGAACGTTGAACTCTTGATCTCAATGGTGTATTAGTCCTTCGAACAGGCTTTCTGACTTCACAATTTCTACGATAGACAACCTTCCCATGTATATCGCACAAGTTTATAGTTGAAGTCAATGACAAGTGGTACAAATCTTTGAGAGATATGCCAAGCATGTCATTAATCTGGGTCTAACATTAGTACCCTCCCTCTTACTAAATGTAGGAAAATTGAAGCTTATCATCAATATAGTTGTATTCCTACTAAGAGAGCGTGATCTCAATTTAGTCAGATTTGATCAAAGGATCCAAAATCGCTTGTTTTAGTCTGACCATCTTAGTGCGCTTAGCACTATTTTTCTTCTTCTAAATCAAAGTATCAACGCAAGCAGAGATTCTCCACCTCATGATTTATTAAAGAAGTTTGGACAATTTTTATGCCCTCAATCCCATGTACAACGCTAAGGGATGAATAGCAGGATTATCATAGATGCGAGCATTCTTCTTGATGTAAAATTGCTTAGTAGTCAAAGTCTTTATTGGATTCCTGTACATTTGAAGTCCTTCCAGTGTACCATCACTATAAACAAGTTTTGAACAAAAATCGAATTCGTCGAAGCTCCCAACTCTAATCTAATCGAATTTAACAACTTGGCCACAACCAATTGCAATCTAATCTGATTTCGATTTCGCAACTCTCAAATCGAGAATTTGCAGATACCGCGCAACATGTCTTTATTACATATGAACACAAGTATCATCACCAGCCGCTTGGTAAAACAAACCCTGTTCGGCACATTTTTAAGCATCCCACGGCGCTTAAATACCCATTTAGCAAAGGAATAGAATCTAATACATCAATGATAACATCGTATTGCACAAAGTAGTGCCAAGTGCATCTCCTGAAGGAGTACCGCCTAAAAAGGGGATTATGCAAATGTCCTGTTCAGGAACTTTGAAAAGCGAACTCATACGATGGACCTGGCGCATTTATGCGTTGAAAGGCTGATTCATGCCAGGTGCCAAAAATATACTAAAATTCTACATATTACACAACGAGAATTCAAAATCCTTAAGATACTCAGAGATAGGACGAATGAAAATATTCGGATGACGTAATGTCCAAACCTCCAAACATGCCTCATAAATCTTCGATAAAAATGGCAATAAGATCTCGAATAACAACTTTCGCACTGCTTATTTTTGATTGCCTTAGAAGGCAGAACCATCTTTAGAGACCGCTCTCCAAATAGACTTGACAAATTTCTTGATGATGTTCT